CAGCGCGCCAAAGTTATGGGTAAATCAAAAGTCGCTGCTATATTTAAAAAAGGGAAAGAATCAATAAGGAGAAATAAAAATGGATGAACTTACATTAATAACAAAAGTACAAAAAATGTTAAAAGAACGTTATCAACAAGTTGGTGATACAATGGTAAGTGGTGGTGTTGACAATATGGAAAAATACAAGTACATGTTAGGACAGGCACACGCCTACCAATTTATTTCAGGGGAAATATCCAACCTGCTAAACAAAGGAGCTAAAGATGGTACAGACGGAAAAGTCGTCAATATTGGAAAAGACAGAAATCCCAAAGCATAAAAATGCATTGGCAGAAAAATACGAAAAAGAAAATAAAGCTGAACAGAAAAAAGAAGTCGACGCTTACGAGCGTTTAAAAACTAAAGAATCAAATAAATTACCACAACCTACTGGCTGGAGAATGGTCGTGTTACCATTTAAGATGGCCGAAAAAACTAAAGGTGGTTTATACTTAGGAGCTGATACTATTGAGAGACAGCAAGTAGCATCAACATGTGGATTAGTTTTAGCAATGGGTCCACATTGTTATGATAAAGAAAAATTTCCAGAAGGCCCTTGGTGCAAGAAGGGTGATTGGGTAATCTTTGCAAGATACGCAGGGAGTAGAATTCAAATTGACGGGGGCGAAGTAAGATTGCTAAACGACGATGAAGTATTGGCTACGATCGATAACCCCGAAGATATACTTCATCATTTTTAATAACCATAGGAGGATACTATGCAAGACGTAGACAAAGTAGTTGACATTGATACATCCGGTCCTGGTGCAGAAGTTGAACTTGATCCACCAAAAGAAACTTTGGTGCAAGAACAACCTGACGATAAAACACCAGCGGAGGATAAATCACATGAAAACGAACGTGAAACAAAACTTGAAGACGGTGGTAGCGCCGATGACTCATCTGAGAAATCTGCTGAGCCAACTGATGTGCTACCATGTATGCAAAAAGTGTTTTAGCTGAAAAAGAACAACTTAGTTCTAGACTTACAAAATTAGATACAGGATTTGTATCTGAAAAAGAGAATAGAATTAAAGCTGGTATGGAAGCGGCTGTTGCAAAACTTGCAAAAGCTAGAGAAGAAAGTGATCTAAAAGCAGAAGTTGCTGCAAGTGCAGAAATTTCAAGATTAGGTTATGAAGAAGCAAGACTTGCTGATTTAAAAGCAAGACAAGCTGAAAAGAAAACTGAAACACCAGTAAATCAACCTCAAGAACAAGTGGAAATGCAAAGACAAGTAGATCCTAGAGCCAGAGATTGGGCTCAAAAGAACACTTGGTTTAACAAAGATCCAATTATGACCGAGGGAGCAAAAGTAATACACAGACAATTGACAGAAATTGAAGGATATGATCCTAATACCGAAGCTGAAGAGTATTATTCAGAGGTAGATAGAAGAATAAGACTTGAATTTCCGCACAAGTTTGATACAGTAGCTGCCACGGAAACGACTAAACCTACTCAAACTGTTGCTTCAGCAACGCGAGCTAGTAAATCATCAGGTCGCAAAATTGTGAAACTCACGCCTTCACAGGTAGCAATTGCTAAAAAATTGGGTGTGCCACTTAAAGACTATGCG